AACTTAGAGGCAAAATATGTTTTCGAAGGTGATCTTAATGATCCAGAGTTTTTTACAGGTGCTAATTCATTATTTACGAAGCACGGAAACCCAAGCGAAGACAACACTCTTTCTCTTGGGTCACAGATGGCCATGGAGAATGGGGCGCCAGCAATTCTTGCGCTTCAATGCAAGCCTGCAATCCCAAGAAGAACAACCGCAACTCTATTAGAAGAAAGAGATTCTTTGGGAGTCGGTGGATTTCCAGATTGTGGATCTGGTTGCGAAGTAGATGATCTTAGGTTCGTTATCTCAAGACCAATTACAGGCCTTAGAAATGGCCGACCTGATGCAGACTCTAGGGTTAACATTTTTATTGTAAGAGATGGCGAAGAAACACAGGTTTTCCCGAATAAAGTAGACTTTTATAACTCTCAGCTTGAATCAGATATCCAGCAATATAATTGGATAGGAAGTTCTGATAATGCTTTCTCATATACGGTTGTAAATATAGATGAGGACATTGTTGGAAATGGAATCGAAGGCGAAATTGCCGAAGATGATGATGGATTTTACTTCACAACTCCAGAATTTGATTTTGACGGAGAACATGTTGGGATGACAATTGTCGTTACAAGCATGGAAAATGCCGGAGAAGCTTGGGATAGCAGAACGGCTTTAACAAGTAAAGAGCAGGTTTCTGGAGCGCTGGGGCTGGATAATGATGGAGTTGATGAGGTCGAGCTTACAATAAGCGCAGTAACAGATGATTCAAAAGCATATGTTGTGAGGGCCAGCGATGGTGAGGCTATAACTCTTGCGGCTGAATATGAAGATATTAACTTCTTCATCAAGGATCCTTCTAGCACCCCTGATGATGCTTGTCTTCTTCTTCATGAAGATCTTGTAACTAGCGGCGTTCTTCAGGATGGTGATGGTCTTAAGATTTCTTATGTAGACGAAAATGATTCAGATTATTTTGATACAAATTGGTTTAACGCGCTTGAGGCGCTTGAGGCTGCGGATGCTCAAATCATCGTACCTCTTCCAACTCAGGCTATTTCTTCAATCTTTAGAGCAACAGTTAATCACTGTGAGAACATGAGTTCTGTTGCAAACAGGATGGAGAGGGTGGCATTTATCGGAGCGCAAATGGGGGTTTCAGCCGCTGCTTTAATCGGAACAGAAGAGGTTGCGGTCGAAGATATCGGAATTCTTGAAGGAATTCAGGGAGATGATCCAGAAGAGGTTCTTGATGATAATGTGGAAGACCTTGTAAACTTCAAGCTAAGTGATAACTATACGAGCAACAGATGTGTTTATATGTTCCCAGATACGATTGTTAGAAATGTAAATGGAACAAATGTTAATCTACACGGGTTTTATATGGCCGCAGCAGCTTCTGGGTGGCTATCGGCAAGACAGAATGTAGCTCTTCCGTTAACATACAAGACATTATCTGGATTTGCATTAACCAGAGACAAGATTTTTAGACCTGTCATTTTAAATGGCCTTGGTAACGTCGGCGCAACAGTTGTTGAGCCAGTAACCGGAGGCGGAAAGGTTTTGGCAGGCAGAACAACAAGTCAATCAGGATTTGTTGAGGATGAAGAAATCTCTATTATCTTCATTAGAGACACCGTTAAACGAGTTTTGAGAAACTCTCTTAAGGGATTTATAGGCGGAGTACAAAGCGGAGATACAAACAACCTTGTTGGAGCTAGGGTTAGTTCGATTATGTCGGCACTAATTGCTCAAGGGTTGGTCACTCAGTATAAGAATGTTAGGGTTGAACAAGATAAGGTTGACCCAAGACAGATTAACGTATTTTTACAGTTCTCTCCAGCTTATCCTATAAATTACATCTTTATAGATATAGAAGTTGGGGTCATATAATAGGAGAAAATAATGGCAGATTATCCAAATACATCAACTTTATTTGATAGCGCTACAATTACAGGCGCAAAGACTAGAACCGGTCTATCAACGCAGGTTATTGTTTATGTCAATGGCGAGCCAGTCGGCGCGATCCAGTCTTTTCAAGAAACTCAGTCAAGATCTAACAAGCCTATTTCGGAAGTTGGAACTGATGGCATAATAGAGTTAGTTCCTCAGTCTCCGGCAAAGTTCTCTTTGCAGGTTAACAGAATTGTATTTGATGGCTTATCTTTGCCTGAATCTTTTGCCAGAGGCTTTAAGAATATTCATGCTCAAAGAATGCCGTTTGATATAGTGGTTATTGATAAGTTTACAGGAGACGGTGATGATGCGGTTATAACGACTTATCATAATTGCTGGTTCAATAATTTATCAAAGACTTATCAAACTTCTGATTATACTATTGCAGAATCTGCTGGTATTGATTGTGAATTCATATCTTCCAAGCGAGCACACGAGCCGGTTGCAAACAGCCAAGGCGTGGGTGGCAGCAGAGAGGTCGATGCCTCCAAGATCGATGTGGATGCAGTTGAGCAGGCTGCGGATATGGGCGACCGCAGAGGTCCCTTGGACTTCCCGGGTCTTATTTCGGCAGCTTATAGTTGATATACAAAAATTAAATTAAATTATAAAGACACCATCTTTTTAAAAGATGGTGTTTTTTGTTTATATAAAGTAAAATAATATAGCATTTTTAGTATAACTAAAGAAAGGAGACTCAATGCCAAAGAGAACCGCCACGATTAGTCGTTCTAATGATACAAGTAATGAAGAAGATAGCTTAGAAGAGATCGAGCCCGTTGTAGACGACAATCGTAAAGAAGAAACAAATGAAACAATGCTCGGTCTAGATGATTTGAAAAATTTAATTTTTTTAGGAAAGATAAATGAGGTTGTGGATATAGTTGGATATAAATTTGTTATAACCACATTATCTACAAAGCAGCAAAAGGAAATTATGCAAACAGTGATGCAATTTGATCAGATAGATAGATTGCTAGACATAAAGCCTGTTACTGTTTCTTATGTTATTGAGTCGGTAAATGGAGTTCCTTTAGAAGATCTTTGTGCAAATGAAGAGTTAGAGGGCGTTGCAGAGAGAAGGTTGGATGTTGTTCTTAACATGCAGTCAGTTGTTGTTGAAAGAGTATATCAAATATACGAAAAGCTTGTAGCAGCCTCTAGTGAAGAGATTGGTTTAGAAGATTTAAAAGTATAACCGAGGAGCCAATCAGCAGGCTCCGCTGGGCTCTATGCAAGACATGGAGTTGCACTTCTGACGATGAGCGTTTCGAGAATATCAGCGAAGCTCAATGGCTTTGGTACGCCCAAATGTTGCAAGAAGATGAAAAAAACAAATATGAATATAATCTAGATCTTGCTGAATATTTGGCTTCGTTCTGGAATTCTGAAGCTGTGCAAAAAATTAGAAATATTAGAGATTCTAAGGATGATGACAGATTTGCTTCAGATGAAGAATTCGAAAGACAAATACTTCAAGAAGAATTTAGAAAGAATGATGAATTGGTTAAGTCTATTCGGGGTAAGTATAAAAATACTAATTTACAAGGTAATACTGGAGACAAGCCTAGAGACGCTAGGAGTACGAGGATGCCGAAAGATATGTCTAGATTATTTAATATAACAAAGGATAAATAAAGCAAAATGTCCGTTCAAGATGAGGTTGCACAGCTCCGTGCTGAGGTCGAGGCGTACCGTAAGGCTGCGAAAGAGGCCAAGGATACTACAGAGGGGTTTAATAGTTCTGTAAAGAGTATTTTTGAACTTGGCTCGTCAGTTGGTGGCAGTAAGGTCGGCGGTATGACTCCAGCCTTTGAGGAGGCTGCAGAGGCAATCAGCGGCATGACAGACGCAGGCTCTAAATCTCTTAGCTTTCTTGGAACTCTTGCTTCAAAAATTCCAGGGGTTGGTAGCGCGGCAAATGCTATGTTTCAAGCCATGTCGGTTGGCACGAGCATTCTTGGCGAGCTTGGAGAAGGTGCTGTTGAATCTGCTAAGTTATTGGCAGAAACTTTTGACGGGCCCTCCAGAGCGTTAAGAGAATATGATAAAGGCATTTTTGACTTAGGAAAGCAGTTTGGAAGCACAATTGGCGAAGCAGAAAGATTTGCAGATGGTTTAAGGACAGAGACGGCAAGTCAATTTGCACAATCTATGTATCTTACAAAAGATGCCATGACAGGGTTTGTTGAGGCGACTAAAAATACCAGCTTATCATTAGATCAGTTAAATCAAAGTGTTGATACGGGAATTGGGTCAACAAAGCTCTATGCTGTTGCTGCAGCTCAAGCTGCTGCCATGGGCGTATCTGTATCCGAGGGTGCTGAATATTTCAATACAGCTATGAACAAGCAGGGAAAAAGCGCCCAAGAAGCTGCAGAGATGATCGGCGGATTTAGTGCAGTTGCAAAAGAAACAGGATTAAGAGCATCAACTGTTGCGTCTACATTGAATAGCGCAGTACAAGGGTTCGAAAAGCTTGGAATGTCAGCAGATTTTGGAAGACCAATATTAGAAGGGTTTGGACGAACAATGCAAGATATGGGGCTTGGAATTGAAAATGCTGTTGGTTTAACGCGGACTTTGACTAGTGCATTGGCAGATTTAACAACGAATTATGCAAATGCTTATCTTGTATTTCAAAGAGGTGGATTAGATATCGGCGGCGGTGGCGGATCAGGAGTGCTGGGAGCATCAATCGGAATGCAGGCGGCCATGCTGGAGGCTGAACAGACTGGAGAACAATCAGATATAGGGGCTCAATTGGCAATGGGGATGAAAGATACCCTTGCTTCGTTTACAGGGGGAGATATCGTAACTGTTCAGCAGGCAGCTGAGTCTCCAGAGCTTCAGAATCAGTTTTATATACAGCAGCAGATGTTAAAAAATCAATTTGGAGTTGGTGATGATAAGTCAGCAACTCGTGTTTTGGACATGCTTTCAAGATTAGATGATGCAACTAGATCTGGAGATGTGGATACCAAGGCAGAATTAGAAAAACAATTAAAGAATGAGATGGAAGGAAGAGATAAAACCCTTGATGAATGGGAAAAGGCAAATCAACAGCTTGCAATTCAATCTAATTTGTTAGCAGTTTTGGCAAGACCGGCTTTGGAAGGAATGAGAGGCGTGGCTGCGGCAGGCAGAAGAAAGTTAACGGGAGGTATTCAGGCGGGTGGAGAGGCTATTCGGGGAAGAATAGGAGCCGCCGGATCAGGCGGCCTTCAGGATAGTCTGCTTAGCGCATTAGACAGTCTTGGCCTGGAGGGAGATAGCTCTATAAGTCAAATTTTATCTGCACCAGGAGGCGGGGCCAATGCTCCTCGCGCTACCCGAGGGGATGTTGGAACGTTAACGCGAGCCGCGACAATGGAGGGCCCGGCCGATAATGCCGGCATCGTTGAGGCTGCTACTAATTTGAGCGGTAATCTTGATAATTTTAATTTAAATATGAATGAATTACCTGCCAATATAGAGAGAGCATCTATGCTTGCGGCGTCTGAGGCATCAACATCGGCTTTGGAGCAGGCCGGGTTTTCAAGTAGGAGGGACTTGGCAGACGCCATGGCTGTAGCAATAGCGGATGCTTTTGCTGCTAAGCTTTCTATAGAGATTGATTTGACAGATAGGGCTGGATCGGTATTAAATGCAGCAGCCACAATAAGTAATGAACTTGGACAGGGAACTAGAAATCGTGCGGGCGCGAGTACAGACTAAGGATAAAACATGGGTGATATAACAAGACAAACTATAATTTTCTTTCTTCCTTTATCATTGGAGGCTATTACAGGCGGTGTAAATCCATATTCTGCATCTGGATCTAATCAAACTGGTACGGTTTACAATGATGACGGAGATCCTTTATGGGCAAGAAGGCAGTTGTATATAAACCCTCAGAGCTTTAATGTTCGAGATAATAAACTGATTAAGTCTGATCTTACAAAGGGTGGCTTCGTTACTCAGTACTGGGGAGAGGCTTTGACCAAGATTGAGGTTGGGGGCACAACGGGCTCTTCGGGTATAGAGGGAATAAATGTTTTGAGAGATATTTATAGGCATGAGCAAATACAGTATAGAGATGTTTTAAGAAAGAGGCAAGAGGCCTTGGCGCTCGAAGCTCAAATTGCAGCGCAAGAAGCTGCAGCTCTTTTGGCAGAAAGCAGCTCTTCCGGAATAACACTAACAAATGTTGCAGATGTTCTTACGGGCGGGGCTTTTTCAGACACTGTTTCTGGAGTTAGTAATGCTATAGATATAATATCTGCTCCATTTACCGGAAGTGGAACTGCGGCTAGTTATGAGCAGTTTACGAGCGTTCCAAGTTTGGCAGCTTTTGCTACAAATGTAGACATGTATTATCAGGGAGAGTTTTACAGAGGTTATTTTGAAAACTTTAGTACAACAGAATCTGCTCAAGAGCCTGGTCATTTTACTTATCAATTTACATTTACAGTATTAAGAAGAACGGGCCGAAGGGAAAACTTTATGCCATGGCATAGGGAGCCGTTGTCATATGACGGAGAAGCGATGATGGCTCAAGGCACCACAGTTGATAAGGGGCACACTCCAGGCTCTGATAATTTATCATTCGCAAGCTCTTCAACGACTGTGCCTACAGCACCAGAGTTATATGATAATTACTCTTTAAATAATAACCCTACAAAGTCTACATTTAAAGATGATGACAATAAACAAGTAGAGCCGAACTCTGTTAATCCAAACAGAAAGAGTTCTATCAAAAGTGGTAGTTGAGGTGATATATGGCAGGTAGTGCGCCCAGTCCGAGTTTAACTCCAGAGTTGGATGTTCGCATCAAAGAGGTTTTGAATGAGGCAAGAACAAAGATATCTCAGGGAGCAGTCCCTATACATGTTGATTATGGATCTATAGAGAACCCGCCGCCTTCGCTTGTTGGCACGGGTGCTTCTATATTCTTAGACCAAAATCATGCAAACTCTGTAACTCCTGATACCAGAAACTTGTTGGCGATGTCTCCTGAGGCAACAATTTTAATAAAGAAAAAGCCATTTTCTTCATTAAAAAGCGCTAATGATTTAAGGTTTATGGACAAAACTGAAAAAATGCTTTTAAGAGCAACTAAGGCATTGTTTGCTTATAAAGTTCAGCAGATAAGAGCATATGAGAGCTTAACAAAGTTTGAAAATTTTCTTTCTGATAATAAGATGTACAGTATGAACTTGCTGTCTTCTTTTATAAACGAAGGAGCTTTATTCGATATAAACAAACTTGGATATACTTCTGAAGAATATGTTGCAAAAAGACTTGAGGAGTGGCTTTCTGAGCTTAGGGGGGACAATTTGGGCCTCGAAGGTGGCTCTGCATACTATGATACAGCCACTGGTCAGTATATATACGCAAGTGATGAACAACTGGCTGAGTCTAGATCTTCGGTAGCCCCTCCAGGTTCAGACGCTGCGCCAACTACTGATCTTTTTCTTAGAGATGAGGATGGAAACTTATTGACTGATGAAAGAGGAGAAGAGATTGAAGCTTATTTGAGTGTTACTTTAGATACAAATAGAACTTATTTAGATACACTGCCAGCCTCTACTGCAAAGTTGATTCTTGAAGGCAAAAAAGAAGAGTTTAAAAATGAATACGAAGGTGTAGATGGTCACGCTTCCGCTATAAGTGGAGCAGATGCAGATGCAGATCTCAGCTTTAGTTGGGACACCATGTTTAGCGATATAGGGGATGCCTTTGCTTATGGATCTTCTGTTGAGCAATATAGTGCTATGAATGAAGATATAGCAAAGGTGCTTAAAAGGAATGCATTTTCTACTGATAATCAATTAACAACATGGATAGTTGATCCGCACGATCCGGCCAATTATATAATAGGGCCAGGAACTGGGGTCATTGAGCTTACAATTTTTAATAGTTTTCAAACTTCAACCAACTATGAGACTGCTCCTGGGACTGCCAGTTTCGCAATGACTTATCCATATAGGCTTGGAACCATTTTAGAGGATGATATAGAGCTTGCAATAGAAGAGGCTTTGAATGGAACGGTTGGAATTCTTGATGAATTAGTAAACGGTGGAATGCAATCTGAGGGTATGGCCGGAAGTATGCCTCCGATAGATGGGTCATCCATTGTATCTGCCGCTATGGAGCTCGGTGGCGCGGGGTCTGCAGATTCTTCTTTAGACATGGAATATGTAAGAGAGAGGCTTAGAACCTTTTATCTTGGAAAGCCAATTGTGAGTCCGCCAGATCCTGTTCATTTTTATATTCGTGGAAATAGAACATATACAGATTATACATTAGGAGGGTCACTATACCCAGAGGAGGCTAGCGAAGCACCTTTTGATACAGGTTTTATGGAAATTGACACTGCAGTTTTAAAGGCAGAGTATCAATTATATACAAATCAAAGAATGGATATTGAAACTTATAAAAAATTAAGGCATATGCAGGATAATTCATTTGGAATGATTCATGTGTTCGGAGGGTATATTACAAATACTTCTGAAAATTTTTCAGGAGGTTATTGGACTTTGAATGTTTCATGCACAGATAATATGTCTTGGCTAAAGTGGAGTAGGTTTGCTATAAAACCAGCGATGGCCGATCCTCAGGGAATCTTGGAAGATCCGCTGACTCCGTTTGAATTGGCGAAAGATGAATTAGGACAGGTTATAGGCTCTGAAAGAGAATTGCTGTATGAAAATAAAAATTTATTATCATCAGGCTTGCTTAGCTATGATTCTGGGATATTAGCCGGACAAAACGCTACAGAGGGAAATCTTCTTCAAAGCCAATACAATGGACCTGGTTCTTTAGATGGAAAGAAGGTAATGCAACATCCGGATGGTTTTGTATACAGGTGGAAGACCGGAGTTATCACGGCCACGGCTGGATTTCAAATTGTAGATCCAACCGGAGAGAGCCAGATGTCTTCACAATTTGATCAAAATTATTCTGTTACAGCTACAAATGATGTTTTAAATAATCTTGATATTCCAAATATTTTAAGCATTTTGATTGTTGGGCAGCCATATGATGTAGAAACATTTATAGAGCAATCTCTCGCGGCGCACAATAAGAGTGATCGTTCTACAAACTTTAGCCCAGAAGATCCACTAACAGGTGTTGTGGAGGCGGTAAGAGAGCAAAATGAATATTATGGAAATTTTCACCCATATAGAATGGCGTCAGTTAGCTCTTCTGCGGCAGAACAGATGATTAATCAGGCTGGGGTTCGATCTACGGCTAATAATCAGGTTAAAAATTTGCAAAAGAGAAAGGTGAAACTTAGAAAGAAGATGAGAAGTCTTCAAAAAAACGCTGGAAGCGGGGTTCAGACGGGAATTCCGGCAGCCGCTTTGGTTGCCACATTGCAGGCTGAAATTGATACAATTGATGCTGCGATTCAAGAACAGATAAGGGTTGGAACTCAGTTTAATAGTGCATTAACTTCGGCCGACGATGTTGGCATTGAAATAAGCTTGTTTGGTCCAAGCTCCGGCCTTCCGCTGGATGATGATGAAGAGGAAAATCATGATATAAATAGAGCAATGAGGCTGATTGGGGCGCAAAGAAGAATTGAAGATGTTAGGCTGAATAGGGATAGGAATTTATTTGTTGTATCAGATCAGTATGATAGTGCTGATATTAAACCATTTATTTTATCATTAAATAATGGAAGTTTTCCATTATTTAAAGGAACCTTTGTTGATACTTATCAAAAATGTGATGAGGCAGCTAGGTATTTGCACCTGGAATTCTTTTGCAACAGTCAGGGTCATTTAGAGTTTAGACCTCCTCTTTGGAATCGAACACCCCTTTCTATTTTAAAGGAAGTTATAAGAACGCAGGAGGAAACTGGCAGAGATATTATGCCAGGGTTTATAACCAATCTTTTTTCAACAAGAATTGAAGGATTATATTTATCGGTACACACTTTGAATGTAAAGATTGTATTATTATGCCTTATGATGGGAAGGTATCCAGATCATACGATAATTCCAAATATGCAGCTATCTGGTCCAGATTCATTAGATTTCTTTGGAGTTCAAGCCCCCGTTGCCGGCGGAGTGTTTGGGGATATTGCAAATTTCTTTGGAGCCAACTCTCCACAAACTGGAGGCTTGCAGCTTAAGCAGAGAGAGTTTGAAGGAACTGCTGGAGATATAACAGAGAGTAATAATTCGTTGTTCGGAGATGGGCTAAAGGTTACGGCTGCTTTTCAGGAAAATGGAGATATTTTATCTGGAGACACAGAGACTCTTTTGGGTATTTTTGATCCAATCTTTCAAGAAGAGGCTGGTATTGTTAACGATATAATGACAGCAGCAGGCAGTTCTGGCACCGGCAATACGATAAGGCCTCCAGCGCAACACCTGGCAACAATTGACAACCTAAATGGCATAAGAAATACTTTTAAGAAGCAATTCGGAAGAGATCCCGCTCAAGGCATAGGCATTGACAAAAAAGAAGGTTTTAAGAATAAAGATTTAATATTCTTTATGGATGAAGAAGATATTGACAGTGTGGTTACAGGAAACAATGGAATTTTGGATAAAATTAAAAAAGCTATATCTCAAAGAGATAGTTATGTTTCTATGTTGCAAGCAAACTTGTCAAAACAAGAAGAGTTAGAGGAGATTTCGGGAATTCTTGAGTCTGGCGAAGATTCTGATGAGATAGATGTTGCAGATGGAATAATATCTGGAGATGGGGTTGAGTTTCTTGAGAATTTAGCAGAAAGCACTCAAAATGCTATTGATATTATAACTGGAGATGCAAATGAGGGTTCTGTCTTTGATCATCTCATAGAAGATGATACAAGAAACTTTTTAGGATATGGATCAGGAAAGAGATATATATTGAAAGATGAATATATTCTATCTGCTACCTTTACAGAAAATCCACCAGACTTTTGTCGAGTGGATGTGCAGGGTGATGCGCCACTAGGAATGGGGGCCAATTTAAACTCTGGAACAGATGGCTTGTATTTTTGGGCTGGAGCAACAGACTTTGATCTTTGGAGACAGTATGGCTATAAGTCAGGTGGTCCAATAAATGTTCCTTTTATAAGTGATGCCGAAGGGCAGGCGAGGCCATATGCGATATTAGAATTATTGTTACAAAAAATGAATATAAATAGAGGAGAAATTTCTGTACCTGGAAATGAATTTTATCAGCCAGGAGATACGGTGTATGTTCCGGCAAAGGGATTGCTTTATTATGTTAGATCTGTTAACCATAGCTTTTCATATAGTGGACAAAGTTTTACGACAAGCCTTTCTTTAATTTACGGCCATCCTCCCGGAGAGTATTTGCCAAGCCCGCTAGATATTATTGGACAGGATCTTGTTTCCAACTTCCTTGAGGATCCTGCTCTGATGTATAGAACGGAATCAACAGATGATAGTTACAGAGTGTTGAAGCCAGATTCGACACTTGTATTTCCAACTGGAGGCGCTGGTATGGCAGAGCTGTTAGATTATAAAGATAATCAAATAAGATTTACAAATATGATGATGGACCTATCAGGCTCAATGATGGGAACTAGATATGTTTTAGTTAGAGGATTCGTAAAAGATCCAGACGATACAGAGGCGATTCAAAATGTTAGCGAAAAGATGGCAATAGTCAGATCTCTTTTGGAGAATCCGAGCCAAGTAGCTCAAGATCATGCATACTCTGGAGGCGATGACCTTGTGGATGGAATAAGTCAGGCAATGACAAGTGTTGGTTCTCTTTTTGGTGGCGGATCAACGGGTACTACAAAAGAGCTTACATCTATGAAGTTGCCAAACAATATGCCAGTAACTCCGATAAATTCTACAAAGATTATAGAGCAGATATCATATCTTACAAGAGAGGATGATACGAATCCTCTTGGTGAGATAAAATGCATGGATAGAAAGCTATTGGGTGTATTTACTTCTGATCTTTCCGGAGATATCAGCAGCAATAAAGCCTTGGGTATTTTTCCAAAAGGCGGGCCCAAACAAAACAGCTGGTTAGACTTCAGAGATGAAATAAGTGGGTTTAATTTTACAGGTGAAATAAATGTTATTGAAGTTGGTATTATAGACATACCAAATAGCGTATTAAGTTAAAGTTAAAGGAGAAGTTTTAGTGAGTGGAAATTCAGATATTGCCGGACAGATAACATCGTTTTGGCCATTTGAAGCAGTTGTTTTGGATGTTAACAAAAAGACTGGAGAGCTTACGGTTCATAAGGGCTCTCAAGATACTGGGACCAGCTTTGTAATTCCGCCTCTTTATTATGGTGGAGTAAGAGATTCGGGGCTATTTAGGCATCCAAACAAAGGAGATAGAGTTCTTTGCATTAGAGTGCATCCAGGAAGTCGAGGCACTATTCAGGCTTTAAAGGTTATCCCAAAGCCGAATAGCGACCGGGCACCCGGCTGGAAGGGCCGCCAGGGGGTCGAGCCAGGCGATTTTGTTCCGACAGCTACTACGGATTATCCTATAGCGGCCATGAATACAAACGACATGAAGTTGGCGGCGTTTGGCGGCGGGCAGTTACTTTTGGAAGGCTCTTGTACAGATAATAATATATATTTAGGAAATGATCAAAAAAGTGGATTATATATAAGTTTGCGCGGAACTGAAACAAAAGTATCAACCGTTGGGCATACAATTCAATCCGTCAGTACAGGTAGTCGTTTAGTCTCTGGTGATGCAATAAGGTTTGATCCGCAAAGCAACTCTGCTAGTGCAGCAGTTCCCTGTGGACATCAGGTTTTGATGTATCCTAAGAATACGGATGGTAAATCTAGAGGTATTTGGCCTGGCCGTGGGGCTCTTAATATTGCCTCAAATGAGTTAATGAGAAATCCTCCAATATCAGAATATAGACTTGTTATTAATGAGCTTTCTGAACATTCAGGGTACATAGGGTATGATCAAGAGGTCGTTAATCGAGCATCTTCTGTGCCTAGCATATATGAAAGGGAGAGTGATATAAAGGCCATTGGAAGTAGAAATGCATTACATTTGGCTCCACATCAATTGATAGAGATTATAGGTGGTAATGTTGTAAATCATAGGGGAGAAGTTTTAGATCCAAATTATGGAGTTGTAAAAACAGGAGATGATAATGGTCTAATTCCGTCTGAAGTTTCTGATAAAGATTATGAATCTGCTAGATTAATAAGCAGAAGAGGGATTGGTTATCATTTTCAGTTATCTACAAATTCTTTATCTGAAGCAACCTCAAATGATAATGATAACTTTATTTGTGCAATTGATAAAGAGGGTATTTTAAAATTAAATGTTCCAAAGTCATCAAACACTGGCAATGTTTTATACCCTACTGATGCCTTATTCTACAGAACTTCGGGCGGAACTTTAAGCAAGCCATCGTCAGAGAGTGTTTCAGAAAAGATTCCTGTTACGCTGCGCAATGAAGAAGGTACGGAAATATATCCTACAGCTGCTGCTAGAGAAGCTATGTTTGCAGATACAGAGGAGGATGTTAAATATACAAGACAAACCGGGGTTAGACATACGAATGAAGATGGTTATTTTCATAATTTAAAAAATATAATTGATTCATCAGGCGGCACAAAGGTGCGTGTTAACTCTACAAAGTATCATAACATGTATGCTGCAGCAGAAATGCTTATTGGAAATTTAATAAAATGTGTTCATATTCCGACCTCGGTAACTGCATGCCCAGGCATTGTTTTGGGGAATTCTCTTGGACAGTCCTTTGAGAGAAAGTCTAAAGATCCAAACGCAGACGGCTCAGACGCTAATGATGTAACATTTATGTCCACAGTGGAGATTAATCCGGGTCCACCCGCTATGGATCCAGGCGGAGAGGTTCTCGTTGCTGGCAAAAGTTTTTCCGGCGGCGCGGGAGAAACCAATGTTCAATATACAAATTCATTCTCTATTAGCGAAGAACTAGCCACTGAGAGTGCCGACAAAGGCGAAGGCACGAGAAAGGAGTCTGGAGGAAAAAGTGCTAATTTAAATTTCGAAGGATCAATAGAGACCTCTGTCGGGGCCGATAATCAAGACGGTAAAAGTATCGTTTTAGATACAGCAGGGGCCTTGGTTGCTTGGTTTGGTACAGATTCAGAGGGTCGAAGCGTGGTCGTTCAGACCGATGGAGATTTCCTGCTTAATGTTGGAGGCAGAACGGGCGATAACTTTAGCGAAGGCAGGTTTGAATTAAGAGTAAATATGACAGATAAAGGATATTGCGGACAAGAAGGATGGGCGGCCGAAGATGGAAATCATGCTTCGGATTATATTATTTCCATAAGTGAGGCAGGCTTGGTTATAGCTGGGATGAAGCCCGGAGCGCCAATGATTATTAGAAATGATGGAAATTTATGCTTAGAGAGTACGGCAAAGCTTATTCTTGCAGGAAACGGAATAGAGGTAAGGCAGGCAAACAGGCCGCCAAGAGAAACGCACAAAGCTCCATGTTCTGATGATCCGGCTGCTTCGCCAAAGACAAATCCTTTAGATGCGGCTGAAGAGGTTGGTAAGAAAATTCAGTGCATCACAGATTTGTTGGCAGATTTAGCAGATAGTGAATAGTTGTTATATTTTCTATTTTATAATCAATTAATTTATTTAATCTTTGTGTAGATAAGTTGGTATAATAAGTTTGTAAATCAAGTTAGTTTAAGGGTTAAGTATGGGTGATAATGTATCTAAGATTCTTCCGCTATTAGTTGGCGATATTAATCTTCAAGAAGAATTTTCAAAAATATACGTAAATTGCAATCCAGAGGATAATGATTCGTCCACGGCATCCTCTGGGCGTTCTAATCTTAAGATTAAAGATATGGAAATTTTATTTCCTGATGCTGCAAAAGATAAAGAAAAAATTCCATTAATTGGAGGATCAATTGTAAAGATATCTTTACAGTCCGATAAGAAAATAAACACAACAAAAGCTACGTATAGCAAAAAGCTTAATAAATATAGACTTGGAAGATTAAAGGCTCATATAAGCGCTATTACACCGGGGGTTGATACTTCGAGTGAATTTCCGCGAGTAGCCAGCCTTGTAACTGCTAGAAATAAAATAAATAAATCATTAGAAAGCATGCCGTCTATTACAGATGGTTGGCATGAAGGTAACGTTCCATCTATTGTGCTTACAAGGATGATTTCAGAAAGCATAGAAGATGCTTCGGACCTGCAGAAGAAGCTAGATCCTTTGGCTGAAGATAATATAAGATTATCTGGACTAAAAACGGTTGGAACATTTAAGTTTATTCCGATGCAAGTATTAAAAGATATGCTGGATATCTTGGTTAATGCTGCAGATGAGGAGTTTGGGCTAAAGAATTACGTTGGAATTTCCGGCGAGACATTTGAAACGTTATCACAGTACCTGACCGGGGTAGGGGCTGAAACCGATGGTGTTATTGATATAGAAGATGATAGTATCGTCAAAATATTGCTTGATATATTTCCTATATTTCATATAGAAGAAGATTATATCCTTGGAGATTTGTTTAAATCAGATATAGGATATTATACGGCCAACGATGATTCGGTATATATTAAAATGCCAGACCTATCTGGAAGAGATAGCTCTGGATACACAACAAATATGTACGACCTAGGAGAGCCTTCGGAAGAGTATATAACATTTTGTTTTGAATTTCTTAATGGAAATAATTATGCTGCAGAAGCTTTTGAATATCAAGCGCCACCGGCCTGTGAGTTAATGGCGGGTGATACAACATATCCAGAATATGGAGATAAGGGTTATATAGCGATTAGCAGAGAGGGGCTGTATGATACGAATAGAGATTCAGACAAAGCCTCTGCGTCTTATGAGTTCTTTTTATCTCCAATTATAACTCCGAAAAAGCCACCCAGAGTAAGGGGGTTTAGGGAGTCTTGGGAGGCTGTAGAGATGTTTACAGCGCCGGTTCTTACAAAGGGGTATTTAGATTCTTCTGCAAGCCCTGTGGTGTCTGTTGATGATATATCGAAAGAAGATTTTCAGGCAGTATATAAAGTTCTTTTAGATTATATAAATAGTGGTGATGTATCCGCTTTTAATAAAGAGATGTTAACAGCCTATTCTCAGTCGGCAAAGGACAGTCTGGAGCAACAGTATTTTTTTATAAATGCATTTAATAGATATAGATTTCAAGATCTTGGATTTCCGCTGTCCGTTCCGCTTGCAAAGGTGGGCGCGAATAGAACTTCGGATGTTTTGGGTGAGGCAAATAGACCTGATATTCTTCTCGGGTTTAGAGATGGAATGCCTGCGGACGAAACAAACGATGAAAAGTTTTTCGAATCTAAAACCATCGGGGCCAGAGATATTGTTGCTTCTAATAGGCCAAATATTTTAACAAGTGTTGAAGATCAGATTCCTCCTATTTGGATTCCGCTTACAAAAACAAAGAGCGAAGATGCTCCAGACGATGAATGGGTTCTTGAGATTCCTTATACATCAAGCGGGTCATCCAGTGGTGCTGCAAGTGGGTTGGATATTTATTCTGAGTCAGAAAAAACAGAATATGCTCTTTATGTGGTTGATGATATAGGTCAAATTGTAAGAGTTCCAGGAAATAATATAGAAGTATATCCAAAGGCAGTCACATTAACCAAGATAAAGCCAAATGGTTTTGTTGATGATAAACTGGTTTTCTCCGCAGATGCTAGCTTTTATGGAACCAAGGCATTAACCTTTACAGGGAAGGGTTTGACAGATGTAGTTTCGGTTAACTTTTATACAGATCCATTAATGCAGAATTTAATAGGGTCTTTTCAAGACGGAGATAGCGTTGGTGATTATTCGGTAATTTTTGCAAATCAATCATCAACTAGTTTAACTGTGCGCTCTGAAGCTCTTGTGTCTGATATCTTAGGATCTAATGTGGGAACGCTTTATGTATGCTTACAGCTTTCAAGCGGAACATGCTCCCAGCCGCAGACCGAAGAAGGCGCGACTGATCCTTCTCCTGGGTTTCAAATTTATGTAGCAGCACCAGGTACTGACAAAATAGAATTGCCAGACATTACGCCTACGCCTACGCCAATCCCAGATAGAGATGGATTTTTTGTTCCAAAGTTTAGAAGTGAGACAAACGCTGTTCATTCCATTCCACTTCTTATGGATGGTCAAAATGCAGAAATTAAAATTAAATCCAAAAAGCCAATTTTTGGAGGAACCTTTTATGCTTATATAGCAATTTTGAATGACACTGGTGGTAAAAATCTTGATATTTTAGAAGAAGATATAGGCTGGACGGGAAGCGGGGGTACTATTTCGGAGATAGAAATGGCTACCGTTGCAAGTCCGAATGGAGCTAGTTTTCATGTTCCTATGAAATTTGGATACGAAATTGGTTCTTCAGACTTTGAATATATAAGTAAAAGAAAAGCTATTTTAAACTTTCCAGGCTCGGCGGCTGCATCTTTAAATTATAGCAGATTTACTGAATTGGTTGGATCAGAAAAGGAATATCCAGCATATATTCTTATAACTAACGAGCCTCTCAACGAGCCAGGCGGCCCTCAGGCTTTGTCGAGTTCTGATCAAAGTTATGGGATTATTCCGCTGGGAGCCAAAGATAGTAAGCCAGGATCTGAGCTTAGACCCTTTATTACTCCGCCACATATCTTGGGGTTTGTTGCAACTTTGCCATCAGCCTTAGGTGGAAAGCCAAGAATTGAGTCTAATATACCTCTCGATATTCTCAATAGTGATTCAAATACGCTTAATAAAAAAATAAAAAATAATAATTTAAGCGAACTAACGCAAGGTGGTCATAGCTCTGGAATATCTCCATTTTCAATTATTACATCAGATGGTTTAGACCGCTTGTCTGTAGTCTTTACCGGTCCAAAGCAGGCCAGAATGTCCAAAATGTATAAAGGATATATTGGGTCAAAAAGACTAAAGCCATCGAGAGCCGGAAGGATAAAGTATGCTGAAAATTCATATCTTGTCGCAAATTATAGAAATATAAGAAACATTAAAGATGAGGGATGGACAGATGTAGTCATAAGCAAAAAGGATAGATATTTCAATGTAACATATGATTCAACTTTATATAACAGAACGACTGTTACATTTTCTAACGAAAGGTATGGTGGAATAAGTGATGATGTTGTAGACAGCAGCCCCGTAAAGGACGATGGGGATATAACGGTCTTGGCCAGAGGTCAGGATCGACCAACAACAATGTTGTCCGGAACTCTTAGCAGGTTTACCGACTCAAGTGGCGAAGAGAGTATGTCTTCAATAATTTTCCCAGGAGGCAATGCAGGCTTAACTCCACTTCCATTAATTGCCAATGAAAGTTATCCCTTGCGACCGGGCGGCGAAGAGGTTGGGACCAAACCATCTACAAATGAAAATGCTTATTATGAATTTGCTAATCCAATTAAAATATATCCAAGTGTAGATATGGTTTTTGGAGCCGAAGATGGTGGAGACATATATGGCATGTCTTTGTCTGATTCGCCAGTAAATGAAGAGGGGAAGCCTGGTGTTGAGATTATTGCGATAGATACGAATGGCCAAACTACGGTTGCCTTAAGCTTATCTGAAATGGCCGCAATGTATGAAAGGATAAAGGAAGAGGCTGCAGCAACCCTGGAGGGGATGAAGGCGCAGCTTGATGCTGCCAAGGAAACCATGGATGAAGCTGGTGACGCCTTCGAGGAGCTACAATTAGACTATGATACAGCTGCAGCAGAGTATGCTGCAAAAGAAGAAGCGGCACAAGAATCTTTGGGAGATGAGGCCTTAAGCGCGGCAGAGGCTGAGGAGCAGGCTCTGGAGGAGGCTCGTGCAGCAGCAGATGCGGCTGGAGGGCTTGACTCTTCGTCAATAGGTGATGACATTACAAATGCTCTTGATACTGCGCAAGGTGCAGTAGATGATGTTATGGACGGAGCCCAATCTGTTCTTGACGCAATAGCGTCAGGGGTTGCTGCTTTAAATACGCTTTCAGATCAATTATCAAGTGCTGGCCAAATGCTTAATCAAATAGCAGAAGGTGTGGAGCAGAGGGCTTCGTCAATGGGGCCAAGGCCAAATGATTTTACAAAGGTAAATATTAATCAAGTCTTTATAGATAAAGATGCGGCAATTCAATCTTCGGGAATAGATAAGTTTGAGAATGAGTTTAAATTGGTTTTATCCTTTAGGTTTGAGCAGGTTGCTGCAATTAAGTTTAATGTTCCAGAAATTGTAGAAGCTCGGATTAATGATCCGAATGAAAAGCTTCCATATAAATCATATGGTAAAAAAATATTTTCAACAATGATTGTCAATTCTGATGACAATATTTACTTAAGAACAATTGGAACAAAGAAGGATACTAAATTTGAAGTTGCTGGAAAGAGAGTAAAGGCCAAAAAAGGAACTCCGTTTACAGACGGAATTTATATGAATTGGATAATCACAATTCCGGATATGAGCAGTTTTGCAGTATTTGGAATGAGTGAATGTATGAGCATTTCTCTTACAAATTCTCAAGAAAATAGAATGAGGCTCAAGCGTCAGATGGGCAATGATATTGCTTTAAATCTAGATGATAAATGGCCAGACCAAATTTTTGGTGGAAACAGAAACAAGACGGGTCCTGCGGGCAAGCTGCAAGAAGAGCTTGAGATGTTTTTCCTCAAGTTTACATCTGTAACGCTAGATAAGGCAAATATCGCAAAAGAGTTTTTGCAAAGTTTCTGTGATCTCTCCTTCCACTTGACTGCAGAGTTATCGCTTCAGCTTAGAAACTTTAAAGTTCTTTTGATTCCAATCAAGGTTATCTTCTGCATTATTGATGTTATATGTGCTTTACTGCATCCGATAAGATTGGTGTTTGCAATAATTAGATTATTCTTGTGCTTATTTGATCTTATATTGTTATTGCCGCAGCTTTCTGTTCCTGCTATGTTCTTGGCATTATTACTGCACCTTCTGGAGTTGCTGCTCTGCGTGATTCTGAAGATCTTAAGCATCATCAACGCTATAAACGAAATCATAACAGCTCTTGTAAACGCAATTGAGCAGAAGAACTATCCGGCGATTGTAGCGCTGGAGGAGGCCATAAATGAGCACCTGTTCAGCCTTGAGGCTGACCTATCGGTTCTAGAGCCAATTATAACGATTCTAAAGCTATTCTTGGAGCTGTTGATGCTTGTATTCTCCTTCCCTTGTCAAATTGGTGCGGATGACGACGAAGAGGCTTGTATTGATCCATCGCAGCTTGCCGGATTGATACTTGGCAAGGTTGCTCCAAGAGGAAGAATTGAGCCCGATGCGCTACTGCCATTGGCTCAGACCTATACAACTTTGCCGGTAGATAATGTGAAAACTTGGGGAAATACGCCGCCGGATCTGCTCGATGGAGATGTCGATGGAGATGACTGGTGTGATGATCCCGCCGGTATATGTCCTAGTGATATTTTAATAGATTCATCTGATGAACTAGGTACGGCTGTTGTATCTAGCAACAGTGGTTATGCGGGTAATGAGTTGCCTGGCCTTACAGACAGTGCTACAGGTGATAATTTGCTCGTAATAGAAGGAGGGTTCTTTGAAGGAGATTCCGAAGGCTCTGGGGAAATGCCCAATATTGATTATCCAGGTTTGAAGTTTGATGACAGTGATTTCAATGCAACATTTGGCTTGTCTTTTACAAGAAGCGTTAAAAAGTTTGCAATATTTACAGGTCCAGATCCAAGAATTGTGGAGTTTCAATTCAACGATAGGGGCAAAACAAGTATAGTTTCGTGGTGGCCATTCTTCTTATTGTTCCCATTATTTTTTAGAAAGAAAACTATAAGCGAGTTACAGACTCTTGATTCTCCACCGATGTTTTTGAGAAGTACGGATGATTCATTACATGTTTGTGGCGGTAGCTCCGGCGAGGGAGAGGATGGAAGTGATTTTGATTTTATTAGCCCAATAGATGGAAAGACGGGTATTTTCTTAACAAAGTCTGGAGACGGCTATCAGCCAAAGCCGTTAACTGTAGAGATTGAACTTCAAGAGGCTAGTGTTAATGAGGAGACTATGGTGGCTGAGTTTAATCCAGTTACAGTTACTAAAACTTTTGGAAACATTCCAATGATTGCCCTTGTTGATGATGAGTTTAATGTATATTTTGTCGAAGAAACAGATACAGGCGGTGGAATTATTGTGACTGAGAGTGGGGAGATTGAATCAATAAACGCAAAGATGATTAATCATCCAAGTGCTCCAAAGAAAAGATTTGGAAAGGAAGATCAAGAGGTTTATAGAAATATTGATCCAAAAAGTACTATATTATCCGGCGACCCAGGAGCTGCTGCGACTGCTTCCGGCGTAGCAGAATACCCCGTTGATGGAGAGCTTGTTATTAAAGCTCAAGCCAATGCAAGCTTCTTGTCTGGTTTGGCACCATCTGGTACTGAATATTTGCCAAAGACAAAACAGGGGGCGGCCTTAGAGGCTGCGTGGACAGCCTTTGAGATATCTGGAGAGCCTGATACAGATGCGGGGGAGGGCTTTGTGGAAGGGTATGAGATAAGTTGGACAAATAGCGGAGATGCAGCCACCTCCACAGCC